CAAGAAATGGAGATTGTACTTCACCTGTTTTAGATCGCGATGGTAATATTGTGGGTTTTTGGACTCATGGAAATGGTGTAGATTTTGGCCGTTTTGAAAAGATTACCGAATCCTTTATTGCGTTAGCAAAGACTGGAAATCAAGTGTGCCATGTTGGCCTGGATTTTCCGTCTTCCCCCCTCTCCCTGAAACCATAATTGAGAGGCCGTTCTATGAACGGTATCCTTCTCAATATTTGGAGAAGGATGGGGGCTCAGTGTTTAGCGAAGACATGTATATTGGAGAATTACATGATCAGTGGCTATCTGAGAATTATTTTGAACCCGTGTGTGCAATAAAGAAGAACCCGAGGTATAAGAACAAGCGAGAGCTTGACCCACAGGTGAAATGTTTTATGGATGAAAATTCAATAAAAGAACAACCAGAGTGGGGGCTTCCTGTGCCAAATGCAGAAGCCGCTTATAAATCACTGTCGAAGTATGGAAAAGACGTGATGTATATGACTCCCGATATGGTTGAGGATATGAATACAGCATGGTCGTGGACAGAACGACATTTTGGCCCTTACATGAGCAATAGTTGCGTAAGAACCGCCGAAGAGGTGATTGAAGACCTTGATAAGACAACTTCAACTGGTGCCCCTTTTAATCTTCATTATACAAAGAAGCGAGAATTGTTTGAAGAAGATGTAGAATTTGTCAATTGGATAAATTCTGACTGGGAGTTACTTGCAACTGATCCAGAATGGACAAGTTTAAGTACTAATTCTCTGAAAGAAGAAATTAGACCAACAGCGAAAACGCTTCAGAACAAAATGCGAACGTTTACCGCAATGGCAGTAGATATAACAATCCAGGGAAATAGGTTGTTTGCTGACATGAATGAGAAAATGAATGCGAGTCATCTTAAAACAGCATCAGCTGTTGGAATGGGTCCATATGATGGAAATTGGGACCGATTATATCGCAAGTTATGTGCCTTTCGAAAAGGTTATGCTTTGGATGAGTCGGAATATGACTCTTCATTGCGTGTTTATTTAATGTGGGGATGTGCCCAATTTCGATGGAAAATGTTACGTGAGGAAGATAGAACACCAGAAAATCTTCAACGTTTGTTGACAATATATCGAAATTTAATTAATTCTCTCATCATCACACCTGACGGTATCATTGTGATGAAAAAG